ACTGAGTTCTCGCGTCAAGTATTGCTACTAGGCGAGGCAAATGAGATTGAGCAGAAGCGCCTGCAAATTCAGTTTGACTACGAAGACCGCGCTAAGCAGATTGCAGAGCTGAAGAACACAGAGCAGCAAACTAACCTGAGTCAGCTCAATGATGAAATCCGCAGGCTTGAAATTATCGAGCTACAAACTGAAGCGCTGAAGAAGCAGGCAGAGGAAGCGGACAAGCTTTTTAAGAAGGCAATGGATGACGCCGAGTTTGGTGTTGCAGGGCAAGGCACAGTAGCTTCTGGATTGAGTGATGCTATTAGCCAACTCAAGCAAGATCTAAATCCCATCAAGCTTGCAACTGATTCGATTGTTGGCGGCGCAAATGCAATCGGCGATGCTTTTGGTACTGCGTTCCAGGATATTGCAAGTGGGGCTAAATCAACGCAAGAAGCACTAGCAGATGCGTTTGAAAGCATTGGCAAGGCATTTATCAGTATGGCAGCTGAGATCATCGCTAAGCAGATGACGCTGATCATTTTGCAAACCATCTTTAACGCGTTGAGCGGCGGCGGCGGCGGCGCACTTGGCACGGCAAATAAAAACTTGTCAGGCACTGGCGCACTCAAAACTCCAATCCCAGGTCTTGCTGTGGGCGCTCGCGCCATGGGCGGTCCAGTCAGCAGCAACCAGCCTTATATCGTCGGCGAGCGTGGTCCCGAGTTGTTTGTGCCTGGTGTTAGCGGCAGCGTTGTATCCAATGCCGACACCCGCGCCGCACTAGCACAGCAAGCTACAAATCGCCAAGGCAATGACACGCGGGCGATGCTGGAACAGCAAACCACAAACCGGCAGATGAATGCTGGCGGCAATGCAATGCAGCAAAAACCGATTGAGGTGAAATACGAATCAACCGTGATCAACGGCGTTGAATACGTTACTGCTGAGCAGCATCAGCGCGGCATCACGTTGGCGGCAGAACGCGGCAGGGCGCTTACACTGCAAACACTGCAAAACTCAGTGAAGACACGTAAACGCGTGGGTATGGCATGAGCACATTTGCATTCGTCAACTACGCACAATTCCTACAAGGCGATGGCACGCCAACTGCTTACGCTTATCAAAATTTCAGCATCAACCAAACACGCACCTACAGCGCTGTAACGTACGCCTTTGCGCCTTTTGCTTACACATTGGGCGCCGGTAGTAAAGGCGGCGACCGCAGCGAATCCAGCCTTGTCGCCGGCTTGGATCCCATCAGCGTCAACATCTTTGCTGAAGCGGTCGAGTCGCGCTGGCTGCTAGACATCAAAACCGTGAGCCTTGACGCAGAAACCTTTGCTGATGACGCATTGGTGCGCTCTGAGCTGTGGCGCGTGGCGCAGTATGAAATGCACACCGAGCGCGTGATCCTTAAGCTTTCTAGCCCGCTCGATGCCACCAAAGGCGACATCCCCAAGCGCCGTTTAACCACTGGCATTGTTGGCGCTTTACCTAGCACCGGCAGCTTGGTGATCAGCTGATGGATTGGAAGCGCTGGATCGGGCTACCGCATAAGTTTGGCGCTGATCCGGAAGACGGCAAAGCTGCAGACTGCCTAGTAATGGTGTGGCGTATCCTCGATGATGCGGGCATCAGTCATCCGCCGATGGATGCACAATGGCTGCAGCTTGCCGAGCAGAAGCATTGGGCTGAGCTGGAACAGTTATGGCGCGACGGCACCGTTGAACTTGATGGTCCGCAGCAGCACGCCGTAACGCTGATCCGCAATGGTCCCGCCGGGCTTGGCGTCAGTATTGTTGTAGATGATGGGCTGTTGCTGGTGCATCACAGGCGTGGCGTCCGATGGGTGCCGCTGTCGCATATGCCAAGTCTTTGCTTTTATAGGTTTCGCTGATGCTGCCTTCTGACCGCTACCTCGCAAGCCTGCTGGGTCTGACAGACGAGCAGTATCTGTACTTCAAGGCTGAAGTAGCGCGACATGCCAAGGAGCAGCCAGAGCCTGCGGTAGTTGCAGGCGTTGAAACGGTCATCGCCATCGCGCTCACCGTGATTGGCATTGGCTTTCAGATTGCCTCGTCATTCCTGAAGCCATCTGTACCAACGCAACAGCAAGGTGGCGGCAGACCTGCGCAACTGCAGGCACGCAACCGCAGCGATGCGCCGATCACCAATAACCAGCGCTACACCCCGCGCTACGGCTTTGATAGCACGCAGGACATCACCACACTGGGCAGCACTATCCCGCTGGTGTATGCGTTGCGTGAGGCGATCAGCGGCACCACCTACGGCGGCGTGCGCGTCAGCACCCCGATGCTGTGGTCGCAGATTTATAGCCTCGGCGGCAGCCAACTGCTGCGTGCGATCTTCATGATCGGTGAAGGTCCGATCGGCGGCATTGATTCAAAGAACTTTGCCGCTGGTGGCAACACGCTGGCCAGCTACGACTTCGGCAACAGCACAGCCAACAGCGCCGGCAGTCGCCTCACCGTTTACGGGCGCGTGGATGGTGGGCTGACAACTCGCATCGCATCCGGTGACCAGATTTTTGGCCGCGCTGCAGGCACTGATGTGGGCAACGCCCAGAACGCAGGTGGCTCTGATGTGTTCATGGTGCGGCGTGGCAGCAGTTGGGCGGCAGACTTCAGCAGCGCTACCAGACCGAACAATCAGACCGTGTTTGGCGTCTACACGCTGATCGGTAACGACTTCGGCTTCAAGGTCAACCCGGTGATCAGGCCGCGCGTGCAAGCGCAGTTGGTGCCAGAGGGCGATGACGGCGATGCGCAGGTGAAGTGCAGGATCGACGACGTGGCTTGGGCGCAGCGCCAAAAGGCACGCACTTATTTTTCAAGTCGCAGCGGACTAGTGAGCGGTGGTGTCGGCAGCGTCGGCAGCACGATCACCTACAAGCTCTATCCGAGTAGCGACAAAGACACGGAGTTCAGCCGTGACCTGCGCACACTGACCAACACCGCAGCATGGAGCGTCAGTAAAGAGCAAATCACCCGCGATGGCGCCGCAGGTTACAACAAGCCTGCAAGTGAAAGTAGCAGGGCAAAGTGGGTTTACAAGTACGACGACGAGACGACATATGACTTGCGCAGCAGGCTGAGCGTCACGGTCAACAGCGTCACGGTTACCGATGGCAAGGGTACGCTGAACGCCACCTTTACGTTTGATACAACAGGGCTAGGCGTTTACGACGATACCGACAACCTCGATACGCAGGCGGAAGTTTTAAAAGCCAGCAAGTTTCGCGTCACATTCACCAACCCTGCCATTGTTGACGATGATGACGAAGCGGTGTGTAAATACACCGTCAAGATTCGGATGCGCCATAAATCCAAGCAAAAGCTAAAGCGTGTGACGTTGAGCGGCATCAGCTTGAGCACAACGACTACCGACATTGACGGCGTGACTGTGGTCACCAGCGTGAGCGGCAGTGGCGGCGGCGGTGATGTGGACATCGACGCGGACAATACAAATGACCCCATTGTTTTTCGTATGCCAGATGGCACCAGCGTGACTGGTGATGGCAGCGTCACGGTTACCAAAAACCTCAAGTTCGACGCCTCTCAGATTCACATTGAAAAGTGCGCCGACGTGGCCGGCACCGTCGCTGGTCGGCAGAAGACCTGGGACGATGCGATCATCCCCGGCGAGCTTTACAAGGTCGGCTCAGCGCTTGCGATCTGCACCAGCCGCACCGATGACGTGTTCGTGTCCAGCGCCGATGTATCCAGTGGCAGCGGCAATGAAATTACTGCGGTGTTCACTACGGTGAGGGTTGGGTCGGTTTCGCTCAACACGCAAGCCAACATTGAGCGCGATGGCGATGAATACCTTACCGGACCTAGCGCACCGTACGAATTGCGCAATGTGGCGACCGTTGATGGTCACGTCTTGCGCTGTGCCCTTGCCAGTGTTTCCACCAGCCGACCATGCCAAGCGGTTGAGTTTGGTATCCGCTCACGCATTGGCATCCGCATTAACGGCTTCTGCAACCTGAAGGATTCGATCAGCTATGGCGACGCAGATGATCGCGCTTGCCTGAGCCGCAAGAACGACATTATCGAGCGCGGTTCCACCCTCAAGGTGGACGTGTTCCAGAGCAACACGATCACCACCACAGAAGAGCGCTACAGCTTTTTCAAGATCGGTTACCGCGAAGCAGGCAGCGGTGGTGCGTTCACCATCCTCGGCAACACCTACGGCATCCGTGGTGCGACACAGCAAAACGTTTTCAACTACGTGCAGTTGAACATGCCATCACTAAAGCAGTGGGAGTTCAATATCGAGCCGCTGTCTGGTTTCGAGGTGCGCGCTGGCACTGGCATCAACGCCCTCTATGTGCTCGATGCACGGCTCAGCACCAGGCAGGTAGTGACTGATGGTGCGGTGACCGTTGCCTTCAATGGTGAATCAGTTCCGCGCACTGCTGAGCAGTTCTCGATCGCTGCAGTACGTGGCGACGGCAAGGGCATCCCAGAACTGGATCCAGACAATTACGGCGCAGCCAGTGATCGCAGCTACCTCGATACATGGGGCAAGCTCGCTGAAGCCTTTGTCTACGAAGAGGCGCAAAGCAGCGCCGGTAGTGGCCCTGAGCATGAGGTGGTCTACATCAACGAGATCGTGCCGAACGCCAGCGCTCCGGTCTATGACGACCTTGCCCTGGTCGGTATCAATGTGATGAGTTCAGTGGAGTGGCAGCAGTTCGGCCAGTTCAGCTGCTACGTCACCGGGGGCAAAACCTGCCGGCGCTTGCGCAACAGCCTGACTGTTGGCGCCACGCACCTATTCCCGGATGTGCTGCTGGATCTGATGACCAATGCCACCTACGGCGCCGGTGATCTGATCACCGATGAGATGATCGACCTCGCTGCCTTTGAAGCTGCAGCCGACTGGTGCCAAACCCGCCGTTACTTCTTCGATGGTGTGCAGGCTGATCGCGTCAACCTCCGCCAGTGGGCAGCTGATACCGCCGCCGCAAATCTGCTGATCTTTGGCGAGACCGATGGCAAGTTCTATCTACGTCCGGCGTTGCAGTTCACTGCAGTCTCAATCAAGGGTCTGTTTACCGCCGGCAACATCGTCGAGGGCAGCTTCAAGCTGCAATACCTCGAACCCGAGGAGCGCGAGCCGATCCAGGTAAGCGTGCGCTACCGCGAAGAACGAGCCAGCACTGATCTGACCAATCCAGGTATCTTCCCGACTGAACGCGAGGTGTTGGTGCGCGAGGCAAGCGGCAGCGCCACCGATCCGGTGGAATCGCTTGATCTGAGCGATTACGTCACCAGCCGCGAGCACGCAATTGATGCAGCCAAGTTCATCATCAGGATGCGGCGCATCCCCACGCACGCGATCAGCTTCCGCACGACGCATGAAGGTGCACTGGCAAAGCTCGGACCCAGCGACTACATCCGCGTTGCAATGGACGAGACGCAATACGACGAGTTCAACAATGGCGTGGTAACCGCCGATGGCTCATTGGTCAGCACTAAGCAGCTAACTGATGGCAGCTACAACGTGATCGCATGGGACGGCACAGAAGGTACACCACCGGCTGATGCAACGCTGACCGTAAGCGGCGGCGGGACTGTAGCCACTCCGGTTGGCGTGGTATTTACCGTCAAGCTGCCCAGCACGCAAGTGCGCACCTATCAAATTGAGCGGATTACGCCTGACGAGGAAGGCACGTTTAACATTGAGGCAGTCCACATGCCAACCAATGCCTCGGGTGTTTTGGACTTGGCAGACGGCTTTGATACTGCCGGCAACTGGGTGATTGAGTGATGGCTGTCGCATTTCCAAGCATCACGCCAACCAGCCGCAGCTTTACGGCACCGCGATGGCCGACAAGTGGCATCACATCGCAATCTGGTGTCACAACACGCAGGCTGTGGGGCAGTCGCCCATCGCAAGCACAGCTCAGCCTTGGCTTTGACAACATCACCGACGACAACGCTGCCGCCATTGCGCAGGCGTACAACTCAGCCAAGGGTGCCACTACTGATCTGACGCTGCCGGCGGCATTGTTCAGCGGCGCATCGTCCACGTTGACAACATGGCTTGATGGCAGCGCAACTGGTGCAGGGCTCAAATGGTTCTTCGCCGAGGATCCACCCAGTATTGAAAGCTCCGGCAGCCCTGGACGCAGTAACGTGCGTGTGGCATTGGTCGCTGAACTTAGACTGTAGTCATGGCATACACAGGCGCTAACGGCAGCTTCACCATTAACGGCTACACCGGGGTGGTGCGTAACGCGACGGTGGACATCTCGCGTGATGCGCTTGAGACGACCAACCTTGGCGATTACAGCCGGACCTATACGCCAGGGTTGGTTGGCGCAACAGGTAATGCAACGTTCATTTATGAAGCTGAAATTAAAAGCAATTTGATTTCAAATGTACTCAACACCGCTAGCTCGCGGGAGACGCCGATTGCGGTGACACTAACTGTTGGCACGGGGCAGACAATTGCCGGCAGCGTGTTTATCACGCAGGTTGGCACGTCAGTATCTGTTGGTGATGTAACCAGCACTAACGTTGCTTTCCAGTTCACAGGTGCGCCTAGTTAGCCATGGCAGTTCTTGGCACTAACGGCAAGATTGTCCTCAACCGCTCAGCGCCAGCGCCTGTTGCGGTTGATGTCACTGCGCTGAACCAAGACAAGGACATCATTTCACTGACTGCGCAGGGCTTTCGCAGTGGCGATCTGGTCGAGGTCGCCAGCATTGATAACTGGCCCAACGCGGATCTTGCGGATGCACCGCTGATTCCGACCTACGCCAACGTCTACGACTACCAAGACTATGCCGAGATGGTCGGCTACAGCACGGTATATCCTGCTGCGCTGCTGCGGCCGTATCGGTGGTTGGCGACTGAAGGCAACGATGCACTGACGACCGAGAACGGTGACATCATCGCAGTGCAGTCAGATGCGGACACCACGCCCTACCGCAACCGGCTGTACGTACACGTTGACCCGCTCAACCGGTTGTCGTTCTACCGCACCCGTGCAGCGGCGCTGGCGGGCGCCAATGACGTGACGCGCGAAGACCTTGATCAGTCCGTCTTCACGCTGGACCCCACCGCACCGATCGAGCTGCGCTTGGTCAACGAGTGGAAGCTGGAAGCGTGCCTGCAAAGCTGGAGCTTGAACCTCAACGCCAGCGAAATCGACACCACCGGACTGGGCGATCAGTTTTTCGATGGCGTCAAGTCACTGGTGCAAGGCGGCGGCACTTTTGATTTCTTGATTGAGCGCGAGGCACGTGATCCGCGCAACACGGCGATCATCAGCCGCAGCGAGTACGCCAACGCCTACGTCTTCTATGACGCGCCAACAACTGAGACCTACAACGAGGCCAGCATCGTCGGAAGTTCTGCTGGCGTGAGCTCTTACAGCAATGCCAACGTGACGCCCGCTCCGGCTGAGTTCACCTACGACACCAAGCAGCTGGCCACGGTCGGCACTAGCAACCTGATGCGCCTGCTGCTTAATACCAACGAGCAGACCGAAGGCGAAGCTGAGTTTTGGATGATCGACGGCGATGCTCAGGACCGCACTAGCTACACCGGCTGCTTGTTGCCTGGTGATCTGTACTACAAAGCGCAGATCATGCTGACCAGCAGTGCTGTCAGCGTCCGCGCAACGGACATCATCACCGGCTCCGCCAACTTCGTAACTGTACGCGAGGTGCAGTTACGCGAAGGCTAGACTACACCTGCAAGGCTGCTGACAATGACTTACGACATCATCCACAAGAACAGCACCGCTGCCGGCACGCCACCTGCAGCCGGTGAGATTGAAGTAGGTGAGATCGCTATCAATGCAGCGGACGCGGCGCTTTACACGAAAGACACAGCTGGCAATATCAAAAAGTTTGCAAATACAGATACAACTGAGCAATACAGCACTGCCGCAGGGATTGCCTTTACCCATAGCGCCACGGCAGCTTTGCAGCGCACAGTTAAATCAAAATTAGAGGACATTGTAAGTGTAAAAGATTTTGGGGCCGTTGGTGACGGCGCAACGGATGACTATTTTGCATTTTCTGCGGCAGCTACATATTGCAACGATAACAATTTTCATAGCCTACTTATTCCGCCAGGGAATTATCATCTTTCTGAGATTTGGCGCGCACCAGCTGGCGGCAGCTACGTCCCCTGCGCAACCATCGCTTATGGAGCTGTAGTTGATAATAGCATCGTCGTTAGTGGCGGCGCAGGTATCCAAGGCTTGACCGTTGATGGGGCTGCCGATTGTGGCTTTTGTTTTCTGCGTGGCCAAGGCAGCTATCATTCTTATCTTGTAGCCAAGAACTGCGGATCTTACGGCGTATATTTTGGCGTTGCTTCCCGCCAGCACTTGACGGTTAATAATGCTGCAGGTTTTCAGGTGGGCGAACTTGTCACAGGCGGGACATCTGGAGCGACTGGCGCAATTGAACGTATCGAAGGCAATGTGATTCGACTTGTAAAGTGCAACCTTGCATCTTCTCCTACGTTGTTTACAACGGAATCTATAAGTGGCTCTATTAGCGGCGCAACCACGACCGTGACAAGCAGAGGTCTTCCCTTGGGGGCAAATTATCAAGTAACACGTGCGACTTTTGATCAAGTACTTTGTTACAACAACGGCAATAAAGGGTTTTACTGGGACGGTACTGCCACCGCAAACAGGTCGTGGATGAACGCGACATGCTGGATTAGTCCGAGTTCCGTAGCGAATGGCGGCAAAGGTTGGGAAGTTGCTAGTTATACCGGGCCAAACGGCACAAGCGAGCACAACTACAACACCTTTCTCAACATTAACTGTGAAGGTAATTCTGACAAGTCACTTGAGGATGTGACGGGCCGGCAAAATACTTACATCGGCGGACATTTTGTTGACATTGACGAATCGGGTCAAAGCGTAAATGTTTCAGATTCGTTCAATTTTCAGCTAGGCGGCCGATACATAGGCACTGTTAACTTTAACGGCCCTTTCAGCATTCGCAACATGCAAACAGGTGCTATTGCTGGCTCGATTTCAGGACTTGACTCATTTCGCACCAATGCGTTCCAAGCTGATGGCCCTGCCTTTATGCCGTCAGGATGGTCTATTTTGCCTGGAAGCAAGATTTCGGTAACTGTCGCGGCAGATAACCAAACCAACCACTTAATAGATGTGGATTTAAGTGATTTTATAAGCGGCAATTATGTGATGTTCAGGCTGTTTATTGGTGGTTTCAGGAATCAAGCAGGAGGTTATAATGATTTTGATCACGCTCAGCTTACCGGGCAAATGTCTTCACAAGCTGGCTCTACAGTGACACATGCGGTGAATTATGCAGTTGCCTCGGCGGAGGGCATAACCGTCAACAGCGTAAGTGTTAGCACTGCTGGAGTCGTTACTTTTGACATCACGACCGCACAGCAGATCTTCTCTTTGTCACAAGTTTTTGAGTACTATGACACCGACAGTACCGACGCTCGCTGATTTCACCGTGTTTGCTTTTTGACAATGGCTAACGTCAAAATTTCCGAGCTGACCGCTCTCACCCCGCCTGATGCCGCCGACCTCGTGCCGGTGACAGACAGCAGCGCCAGTCAAACCAAGCGCACCACTGTTGGCGAAGTCGTCGGCATCATCAACGGCGACGTTGATGTAGCCAATGACGGCACCGCAACGATCAGCGAGCTGCCGGTGAGCAAGCTGCAGGACGGCACTGCCCGCCAACTGCTGCAAACTGATGCGGCTGGCACTGGCGTTGAGTGGACCAGCAACGTTGATGTGCCGGGCACGCTGGATGTAACCAGCACTGCGACGTTTGACAGCATTGCGCAGCACCCACTGGGTAGCGCTGCTGCACCAACGCTGACGTTCACTGGCGATCCCAACACCGGCATCTACAGCCCCGGCGCAGACCAAGTAGCGGTAGCAACTAATGGCACGGGGAGGTTGTTCGTTGATGCGGATGGGAATGTTGGGATCGGCGATCCAAGCTCGATTACAGGACTGGAACTATCAGGCGATATACAGATCAAGTACGCGGGCATCAATAGTGAGCCGGGTGGATCTCGTTATTTGATTTTCAACAATACAGATACCACGCTCGTAAATGACCAACCACTTGGCGGCATTTCTTGGGTTAACAATGACGCGAGCGCAACTGCTGGGCAAGCTGCTTTTGTCAAAGCTTATACGGCTAGTAATACAGGAAGTGCTTATTTAACATTTGGCACTGGAGGCCAAAATGCAGCAACTGAGCAGTTCAGGATTACAACCGCTGGCCAACTGCTATTAGGAACCACATCTGACTCTGGTGGCGCGCTGCTCCAGATTGCTGATGATCGAATCAGAATTACAACAGCAAAAACGCCGGCATCGGCAACCGATACGGGCACCGCTGGCGAGATTTGCTGGGATGCTGACTATGTGTATGTTTGCACTGCTACCAATACTTGGAAGAGATCGGCGATATCTACGTGGTAAACAAGAAATTGCTTGCCTTGGCGATCTCGCCTAAGATCTAAACCGTCATCATCTATCTCATGGCTGACACCACCTACACCTGGACCATTTCCAACATGGAACGGGATCTAGCGACCGGCATGGTTACCGTCGTCCATTATCGAATTGTCGCTACCAATCAAAATTATGTCAGCAGCACCTATGGCAGTGTCGGCTTGGATGCTGGCAATATTGACACAATGATTCCATATGTTGAGCTGGATGAGTTTACTGTCGCTAGCTGGGTAGCTGACAAACTCGGCCCACAAAAGGTGGACAAGGTCCAACAAGCGTTACAGAATAAAATTGACCTGCAGCGCACGCCGGTCACAGGTACTGGTCTGCCATGGGCTGGCTGATTGCCGCTGGTGCACTGCTGCTCGCCATCGCCATTCTCGGCATGATGGCGTGGCAGTGGTGCCATACCTATGACTGGCAGGATCGCTACTTCTAGGTCATGGCAGTACGCAGCAAAACTGGCACCGCAAGCCTTGACCGCCCGCAGAGTAAGCCGAAGCTCACCAGGCAGGGACATGGCAAGCGCAGCAAGCCACGTGGTACGCGCAAAATGCTGCGCGGCCAAGGTCGCTAAGATGACGGCATGATCGAGGTCTTCGCTGCTATTGCTGGAGCTTCGATCTCCGTTGCCGCAATGGGCGCAATGGGGTTTAGTCGTAAATCCGATGAAGCACGGGATGCGGTCATCCGGCTAACCAGCGCCGTTGAGCACATCGCCACGCAGCTAGAAGTGCTGCACACCGACATTAAAGAAGACCGCAAGGAAACGTTCACGCGGTTAAATACGGTAGAGCAAAGGGTCACTAAGCTAGAAGCACGGCCACCTGCCTAGTCATGGACTTCCTCTCGCATCCTGCTTTTTGGATCTGCGTCGCTGCTGCTAGCGAACTGATCGCGCTGTCACCGCTGCGTGACAACAGCATCATCCAGCTTGTGTTTCACGCGCTGCGTTCGATCAAAGGAAAAAAGCTCTGATCAGCTTCGGCAAGCCCGGCTGGCAGCGTCGGCTAGAGCAAGCCATCAGGCAATGGTGGTTTGAGCTGACGTTGCCAGCCAAGCTTGATCAAGCTGAAGCTGATTGGCACGCAGCGCAACCTGCTGAGCCAGAGCCGGTGATCACGCATCACCCGGTTGACGATAACCTGCAAACAGGCGAAAGCCGCAAACTTGGCGGCGCAATGGAGATCAAAGCGCCATGGTCAAACTAAGCGACCTGTTTAAGTATTACAAGCACGGCACACCGCATCAAATGGCGGCAGTGTCTGAACTTGAAGCGGAGCTGATGAAAGCAGCGCCGCAGGTATTTGATCGCAGTCAAGCGTGGTACAAAACCTGGCAAGCAGGTGGCAAGCTGCATAATTATGACGCAGCCGTAAAACT